GTTAGCGGTCTTGGAGCAACCATCACCTCCACGGAGAAAATCGCTATCTTCGGAGACTTCCGCAACTACTACATTTTTGATCGTGTCGGATTCACGATCCGTAGGAACGACAGTCTTTATATGGAGAATGATCAGGTCGGCTTCTTTGCGAGCAGGCGTGGAGACGGTCAGGTCGGACTCAGCGACGCATTCAAGATTTCCAGAGCCGCATAGCGGTTCAGTAGGCGGGGGGGTACAGGGTGGAATCAAACTATGCCTATCGTAGGGCGGAGTTGCCTGCCCTGTATCCCTCGATGAGGAGGACAATATGAAGGTGAAATGTCTGGCGAACGTGACCTTCGGGGCAACCGGGGACACGTATCAAAAGGGTTGTGAATACGATGTTCCCGCGGCTATGGTCAAGAAATATCCCGAATATTTCGACCTGAAGAAGGCTCCCAATCCTGATAACAAACAGGTCGAGACCGAGGAGGACAAGTAGTGGCGACACGCCATACATACACCACTGCGGATGATCTCAGGGATTATCTAGCAGGAACAAGCTACTCTTCCGGCTGGAGTTCTGATGGCGGTGCGATCCGATTGATTCTGGAGGCACAGTCACGCAGGATTGACGACTATTGTGGCGGAGGGACTTTCGGTCCCGTGACCGAGTCACGTTATTACGATATAGGCAGGGGGAATCTCAGGCACACGCCTGAGTTCTCTGTTCATGCGACGGCTTCGGGATCCATTGGCAATTCGGAACAGCTTGTCGGCATTATCCCTCTGGATGGTTGGCTTGTTAATACGAGTACTGTCACGGCTTATGGAGCCACGGACAGGTCAACGAATACCACGTTGACCGAAGGGTACAGCAACGATTTCTGGCTGCTTCCCTACAACACAAGTCCCAAGACCATTTTCCAGATGAACGAGGACACGACAAGTGAATTGAGTGTTGGTCAACAAACGCTATTGATCACAGGTGAGTGGGGGTACACTGCTGACACGCTGTTGGTCACTACCTGTGACGCGATTTCGTCAACTACTGCCACTTCGGTTTCGGTGGGTTCTGCAACTAATCTCAGTCCTGCCCAGACGATCCTGATTGATTCTGAGCAGCTTTATATCACGAGTATTAGTGGGAACACCTTGACCGTCGAACGAGGAGTCAATGGCACGACCGGAGCGACTCACAGCGGCGGTGCATCGCTCTACCGGTATGACTACCCTGAACTCGTTGTCCAAGCATGTAAGGATTTGGCGAAGATAGTTTTCCGTGACCGTGATCTCGGTAGAGCCGATATGTTGGGGTCAGGAGAACAGGAGGTCAGTCGGAGTGCGAACGAAGCTATGTCTGTGCTGAAGACCTTGGACAGCCATAGAGTGGCAGGAACTAGTAACGGAATAGTGTTTTAAGTTGGCGGTATTAGAAGTCAGCGTGGAATTGAAAGGTAAGATCACTGACTCCAATCTTAATGCTGAGACAAAGGCAGCGATCGGTCGTGGGTTGAAGGAATTGGCAACTATTGAAGGTCAGGTTCCAGTGATGAAACGGATAGAGAGGCGTGTGAAGAAATACACAGGGCATCTCAATCGACATATAGGGGCAGCGTTGGTCGGCCCGATGACAGCCCAGTTCGATGCAGGACAAAACCGATATGGCAAGAACTTAATTTATTCGTACTGGGTTGAAGGAATCGGATCGAGGAACGCAAGTTCCAGTTTCAAAGGACATTGGATGTTCAGAGACACGACCAAGGATCTCAAGGCACAACCGCAATTATGGGAGAAATATGTCGGACAGGAATTGATGAAGGTATTTGATTAATGTCTAGGTCTGGAGCTATCGCAAGGATTGATACCTTGCTCTCAACTATAACCGACCCGGCCTTCGTGGCGGTCTATCGAGGGGAGCCGATGGCGGTTAGTGGAACTCCTGTTCTGGCGTACTGGATCGAAGGAAGGGAGAACACTGCCATCACATTGACGAACGCAGGGTCAACGACCCGGTTCAGTGTCAGGGCATATTTCAGGGTGCAGACCAGTACCGATGTGAGGGAAACAATCGAACTCGAATTGTGGGACACGATGTACCAGATTGATTCAGTCCTGAGAGGTGACGCGAATCTGAATGGTGAATGTTCAGACACTAGGCTCGGAGCCGCTGCCTGTGGATATGTAACAGTCGGCGGGAATGTTTATCGCACCGTCACAGTTCCCTACGAAGTGGACATCTTGGAGGATGTGACGATAACTCCATAGGAGAGGTTTATGGCGAAAGAAAGTGGTTTGAACGTAAGGCTCTATGTCGAAGGATATGATCTCAGCGGAGACGCTAATTCGTTGGGGTCTTTGGGATATACCAATAGTCTCTATGACATCACCACGCTTGACGTTTCTGGGACGAAGCGTTTGTTGGGTCCGGTTGATGGGAGCATTGATGTCAATGGTTATTTCGACAACGCCTCTGGGAGGATCCACCCTGTATTCACAAGTAATTCTGGCTCATTGCCCACTGCCGATCAGGTAGTCTTGGTCCCCCTAGGCTCTGCTGTTGGCGATCCGTCTATAGGTTTGGTTGCCAAGGAAGGGAATTACGATACTGAGCGTGGCGATAGTGCCATTACTGTCATGTCCACGTTCCACGGCAACGGATATGCACCTGAGTTCGGCGAGATGCTGACCGCACATGACGACACGCACTCTTCCGCCGGGTCGGGCACGGTTGTCGATAGTGGGGCATCCTCATCGAATGGAGGTTCCGGGTATCTGCAAGTGCTTAGCGTTGCTTCTGGCAGCGTCACGGTAAATCTACAGGAATCTACCTCTAGCGGTGGTTCCTATTCAAACTTCATGACTTTCTCAACTGTCGCAGCGGCGGCGGCTCCAGCAGCAGAAAGAGTAACGATGGAAGGAACAGTTCAGCGGTATATAAAAGTGACGACAACTGGAACTTTTAGTAACGCACAAATAGTGGTCGGATTCAGTAGGTCATAAGGAGGATCTAGTGGCAAAGCAATCAGGATTGGGCGATTACGTGGCCGTGGACGACTCAGGCGGGTCGGCGAGGGATATCAGCGAAGATGTCACCAGTTATTCGATTAACATTCCGCAGAATCTGCTCGAAGTAACTGGTATAGACAAGTCTGCGGTTGAGCGGTTGATCGGGCTTGGCGATGGAACTGTTTCGCTCAGCGGAGTGTTCGACAAGGCGAGTAACAAGGCTCACGATGTCTTCAAAACTCGCACCGGAACTCGCACTGTGACGATCGCTCTCGGTGGTAACACCAGTGGATATCCCAAGTTAGAAATGGAAATGCTATTGACTGAGTATAATCTAGAGCGAGGCGACGATGGAGGTATGACTTGGACTGCCGGGTTGAGTCTCCAGTCAGGAACAGTCCCTGCTTGGAGTACTGTGTAAATGGCTTATAGACTCACTGATGTCACAAGGAGGCTTGAATTCCCTGAGAACCCAGACCTGAATGCGATTGATGTCGAAGTCTCAGTTGATGTGCCTCTCAGCACGTTCTTTGATATACAGGTGATGGTCTCAAGTGATAAGCCCGAATCTATCAGGGATGCTTGTCTGCTCTTCGGTCAGGAGATCCTGAGGTCATGGGACATACAGGATAACGACGGAATAGACATTGCGCCTACTGGTTCAGGTTTTTTGTCGTTGCCGATGACGATCGCCACTGAGATCATGACATCATGGACCACACAGGTAGCATCGTCGGGAAAACCAAGTCCCTCGCTGAACGGTGGTTCGCAGTTGGCGGGGGTAGCGACAGGGATGGGAACCTAATCACCCAACCGCCTGAATTAGGTACTGCGATAATGATCGATGGTCTTGCCCAGCGGTACGGCTGTACCCCAAGCCAGATCATGAGAGAGCCTGTTTCCGTTTTGCCTATTGTCGAGTTAGCCACAATGGCAGAGGCTGACAAGATCAAGAAGCAGGAAGCGAAAATGAAGTCGGCCAGCAAGGGTAAATAATGCCGAACGTAGGTGAGTTGACGGTAAAACTGAAGGGCGATGCTTCGAGTCTTGACAAGGCTCTTTCTGATGTCGAGACGAAGCTGAAGAGTGTTGGCGGGAAGTTCAAGAACATAGGCAAGGGCATGTCAGCCGGGATCACTGCCCCGATAGCAGGAATCGGCGTCAGTGCAGTCATGACAGGCGCGAAGTTTGAGCAGGGCATGAACCGTGTGAAGGCTCTCACTCAGGCGAGTGGGTCTGAATTCGATTCGTTAACAGCCACGGCGAAAGAACTTGGCAAGACGACTATGTTTTCCGCTACCCAGTCTGCTGATGCTATGGGCTTCCTCGCGATGGCAGGATTCAAAACAACCTCGATAGTCGGAGCCATGCCGGGAGTGCTCAACTTGGCTGCTGCTGCCCAGATGGACTTGGGTCAGGCCGCTGACATCACATCGAATATCCTCACGGGCTTTGGCAAGGAAACGTCTGAACTTGCCCATGTGAATGACGTACTAGTCAAGGCGATGACATCAGCGAATGTTGACCTTTCGATGCTGGGCGAGTCAATGAAATATGTTGGTCCTGTTGCTAAGTCGGCAGGGATGGGATTCGAGGAAACGGCTGCGGCGGTTGCCCTGCTGGGTAACGCGGGTATCCAAGGGTCAATGGCAGGGACTGCCCTGCGCGGAGCCATGACAAAGCTGCTCACGCCGACTGACGAAGCCGCGACAATAATGACAAAACTCGGCGTGAATGCTCTTGATTCGGAAGGCAACCTGAAGTCCTTCACCTCGATTATCGCTGACCTAGAAAGTTCAGGAGCCTCTACTGCTGACATGATGACTATCTTTGGTCAACGAGCAGGACCGGCGATGATGGCCCTTGTTAGTCAGGGAAGCGGTGCCTTGGCAGGTATGACTGAGAGCTTAGAGAACTC